AGCCTGCGCTTCCGCCGCCACTTTCGAGGCCGCATCCGCATCCAGACTGTCAATCAGGGCTTGGCTCAAGCTGCTTTTTTCGATTGCACCGCGCAACTGCGCCACTATCGGCGCGGNGCGGGATTGGGGTCGGAACGACCCTCAACTGCCGCCGTCCATTCGCCGCTGTTGCCCGTCGCATCGACCAGCCGCAGCCAAAACCAGTAACGGTCAGACAC